GCTACAACTATCGGCCGAAAAATCATGAGCCCGCAGGTCAACGGAATCTGTCCCTAGGGGACTCCCTTGGGACTCGCGTGCGCGCGCTCCCCTCCCCTCCCATATATGGGGCGGGCGTAGAGAGATACCTGCCTGTAGTAGGCACCACACGAGCGAACGCGCTCTCACTCTTCACCACCCCTCGGAACTTGACTCTTGACGATCACCTGTCGCATTCTTGGCGGCAAGTCCGCCATGCCCGGACACAGAAACCACCCGACGCCCCGCCTACCGCGGGGCGTTCGTCATTCCCCCAACAGCCGGCCGGGCACCCCACCCTCGACCGGCACGGCGCCGCCTCAACTCCCCCCGAGGCGGCGCCACCCCCACTCGCGCGGGGCGGAGACAGATACGAACCATGGCGGGTTTGCTGCCCGCCCCGCGCGGTACGTGCTGGCCACATCCCCCGCAACACAGGCACCATGGACCCTCGTTCAGAACTACGAGGGGGGATCCGTGTTCGGCAGTAAGAAGACCGACGAGGAAAAGGCCGCAGCGCGCCGCCAACGGCAGATCACCCAAGCCGCGGCGGCCGCCGGCATCACGGTCATGGGGGGACAGTTCCGCGCTCCGAATCAGGACCCGATACCGATCGACGGCGCACGCATGACCATCGAGCGAGGCGAGGACGCCGGCAAGCGGGTCACCGCGACCCGACTCCTACTGACCGGAGTGTTCGCGCTGCTGCTTAAGAAAGATCAGACGCAGTTGTTCATCACCGTCGAGAACGGCGAGCAAGTGATGATGATCCCGGTACCGGCAAAGAAGGAAGCTGCCGCGCGCGTCCTCGCGACCATGGTCAATGGCGAGGCAACCGGCGTCAGTTGATCCCGCCTCGGAAAGGACCCCGTCCCATGCGCGTACACCTGTCGGACGGGGTCCGCGAGGTCGAGATCACAGCCAAGGGGTACAGCCGCAAGCAGCTCGACGACGTCGAGAACTCAGCGCTCCGCATCCTCGACGCCCTGCGCAGCGACCAACCGACCGAGCGAGGCAAGACGTTCGGGTTCGTGCCCGACGTCACCCTCGACAGCAGCGCCGAGCGAGCCGAGCCGTACGTCGACGGCCGCGACCAGGACGACGAGGAAGACGACGCATGAGCGGCGGGTGGGTCGGGAGCACTCGGCGGGCCGAGCTGCCGCCCGACTGGTACACCGCGATCCGGCCGGCCGTGCTGCCGCGCGACGCGTACCGGGGCCGCAACCAGATCGACGGCCGGGCGTGCGCACGCCCGGCGAATCAGGTCGACCACATCGGCGACAAGGACGATCACCGGATCGAGATGCTGCAGGCGCTGTGCGAGGACTGCCACGCGAAGAAGTCCAGCCGACAGGGCAACGACGCACGGTGGGCCGAACGCATGACCCGCCCCCCGGAGCGACACCCCGGCCTGATCTGACACCCCCGCCCCCAATTCGGCACCCCCTACACGGAGTTGCACCCCCCTGACCTGCACGTTCACGCATGCGTGTACATCGCCGCAGGTCAGAGCGGTGCGGTACGAGGTGAGCCCGAGACACTGCTCGACCGGCACGCGCACTGCACAGTCGAGGCTCGACAGACATGCACAAACATGCAGGTCAGAGCGCTGCAACTCTCGTACGCGGCGCACGATTTGAGGGCCGACAGCACAACTACCGAACGGGCGACCAAATCGAGCACGCTGCACGACGATCACAACGCCCTGACCTGCACGTTTACGCAGTCGACAGAGGCGATCGCGACCACGACGACGGCACGTCGAGCACGTACGACGGCACGCATGCACCGCACGAGCCGGGCAACGCCCTGACCTGCACGTTTGCAAGGTGATACACAAAACCGCAGGTCAGAGGCTTGCAACTACCGTGCAGGCGCTGCAGTTTGGCGACCGAGGCGAAACTGCACCCTCGCGCACTACGTCGCAACGCCCTGACCTGCACGTTTACGAATCTAGCTGCGTTTCCGCAGGTCAGAGGCTCACAGGATCACGCGGGGCGACAACTCGCGTACGACCAGACGAGATCGACGGAACCGGCGCCCGAATTCACGCCCCGACCCTGGGGGGTGGCTCCCACCCCCCGCCCCCTTTGGCGCTCGGGAGGTGCTGCGGGCCTGGTTCTGTACGGGTCTGGGAAAAACGGCCGCGCTGCGGGGCGCGGGCGGTCCGCTGGCGGGCGGGCAGGGATGCGGCAGGCTGATTTGATGGCGCGCGGTTGAGGGGCCGCACATCGCCTCTCAGCCTGCCGCACTCCCGATACGAACCTGATACATGCAGGTCAGAGCGCTAAAAGCGTACGCCGGGATATCATGGACCCATGACGACGAGGCGCCCCTGCGAGCACTGCGACGAGCCGATGCCGATCACGGCCCGGCGGCACGCGCAGTTCTGTCGGCCGGCGTGCCGAGCTGCTGCTCACCGCGCGGCCCGCGCGATCCCTGCCGAGCTGACGAGCCGGCCGCGATGGATCCGGCGCACCTCGCGGAAGGTTCCGGTCGCCATCGACGGCGCGGCCGCGAGCAGCACCGACCCTGCGTCCTGGTCGCGGTACCGCGACGCCGCTCGCTCGACGGCGGGCGTCGGGCTCGGGTTCGTCCTCGACGGCGACGGCGTCGTCTGCCTCGACCTCGATCACTGCCTCGACAGCGAGGGCACGGTCGCGGGTTGGGCTCGCAACGTCCTCGACTCGGTCGACGGCTCGACGTGGGTCGAGGTGTCGCAGAGCGGCGACGGGCTGCACGTGTGGGGGCACGGCCGGCTGCCGGGCGACGCGGGGCGTCGACTTCGGCTCGACGACGGCTCGGTCGAGCTGTACGCGACCGGCCGGTACATCGCGGTCACGGGGCGGACGTTCGGCGACACGCCGCAGCGCCTCGGCGACCTGCAGCACGTGATCGAACTGCTATTGGCTGCCTGATCCGCTCGGTGGCGTGCCGGTTCCTTCATCAGGCGCGACCGCGGGGGGTTCAACAGCGGCGACTTGCGTCCCACTGCCCTTGTGCAAGTAGGAGCGTCCAGTCATAAGCGCCATGACCAAGCGTGCGTCAAGTCGCCGAACAGGGTCTTGGTGCCAGAGCGCCATAACGACCGCTGCACCGTACAACAAGACCACAACCGCACCGAGGGACGCCTCAACCCATAGAAGTGCCGGGACAAACACTGTCGTCGTCGCTACGGCAACGGTTGATACTCCGATGGCGATGGGGCGTGAGCGTGACACGCCCGGCCCGGTTTCGGTTTGGGGCCGCGGAGGTTCGCCATTCCAGGCCATTGGAGACTGAGGGTCAGCCCTCATCCAACGAGTGAGCACCCAGAAGACCAGGATCCACCACAAGATCGATATGCCTGCCAGCCATATCACAGCCATGGCTATCAACAACCAGAGCACCCTGCGGGCAACTCGAACAGGACGTGTATCCGCCCACATCCAACGAGTGAGCACCCAGAGAGTGAGCGCCCAGAGAGCCAGGATCCACCACAAGATCGATACGTCTGCTTCCCGAATGCCAGTCAAGACCAGCCATGTCACAGCCGTGGCTATCAACAACCAGAGCACCGTGCAGGCAACTCGAACTCGCAGACTCCAGCGCATCGCTCCCCCGTAACAACTCTGTTGTGTCTGACCGGGTGATACCCCGCAGTTCATAAGCTCAGCGCGCGGCCCCGGCTGTGTCGAGCGATGGCCAAAGATTGGAGTCGTGCCATGGCAGGCAACGGCCCGCCCCCTAAGGGGCGCAAGGTGCGGCGCAACGCCGACGCCGTGCCGCAGACCGTGCTCAGGTGGGAGCGTGCCGAGGCACCCGAGCTGCCGGACTTCCGGATCGAGCGCGACGGCGATCTCGTCGAGTTCGTGTGGCCCGAGCGCACCCGCGAGTGGTGGCAGATGTGGATCGACGCGCCGCAGGCCGATCACTTTGGGTCGTCCGACTGGCAGTACCTACTCGACACTGCCCTGATTCACGCCCGGCTGTGGCGTGGCGATCTCTCGGCGGCGGGCGAACTACGGTTGCGCGTCGCCGCGTTCGGGGCGACGCCCGCGGACCGGGCCCGGTTGCGCATGGTGTTCGCCGAGGCGGACGGCGCCGACCAGGGGCGCGGCAGTTCGGGCGTGCCGCCGGCGCGCGAGCTGTACGGGAACCTGCGGCCGATCCGGGGCGGGAAGAGCGACGAGGGCACGACCAGCCCGTAGCAAGGGGGCGTCATGTGGCGCGGCCCGGAGTACGAGGGCGAGTTCCCTACGCTCGGTTGGTACGTCATCGACTGGATGATCGGGAATCTCGCGCAGCCCGGCCGTGACGACGGGGCGCCGTACATCCCGACGAAGGAACAGGCCGAGTTTCTGCTGCGGTACTACGAGCTGCACCCGGTGACCGGTAAGCGGGTCATTCACCGGGCGCTGCTCAGCCGGCCGCGAGGCTGGGGGAAGTCGCCGTTCGTTGGGGCGGTTGCGCTCGCCGAGGCATGCGCCGACGTCGTGCCAGACGGGTACGACTCGTACGGCGAGCCGATCGGCCGGCCGTGGCACTCGATCCGAACGCCGCTCGTGCGCATCGCGGCCGTGACCGAGCAGCAGACCGACAACACGTGGATCCCGTTGTTGGAGATGGCGCGCGGCCGGTCGCTGTCGACCGACTACGGGCTCGAATGCCTCGACACCGTGATCTATCTGCCTCGCGGCGAGGTGTCTCCGATCACCTCGTCGGCGACGTCGACGAAGGGCGACCCCGCCTGTTTCGCCTCGCTCGACCAGACCGAGGAATGGACCGCGACCAACGGCGGCGTCCGGCTCGCGAAGGTGATGCGGTTCAACGCCGCGAAGCTGGGCGGCAGCCTGATCGAAACGCCGAACGCGTATACGCCCGGCGGGGGCTCGGTCGCCGAGCAGTCGGCATCGGACTATCAGGCGATCGTCGACGGCCGGTCGCGAGCGCGCGGCATCCTCGCGGACCACCGTGAGGCGCCGCCCGAGACCGACATGACCGACGAGCAGTCGCTCGTCGCGGGCCTGCGGTACGCGTACGGCGACAGCAGCGATCACCCCGATGGGTGCGTGCTGCACAATCCGCCGTGCGGGCCCGGCTGGTCGCCGATCGAGCGGCTCACGAGCGAGTTCTACGACACGTCGAACGAGCCGCAGGATCTGCGGGCCGACTTGCTGAACCAGATCACGCACGCGGCCGACGCGTGGTTGACCGAGCCCGAGGTGCGGGCGTCGTCCGACGTCGCCCGCGTGGTGCAGCCCGGCGACCGGATCGTGATCGGGTTCGATGGCTCGCGGAAGCGCGCGCGCGGGGTGACCGATGCGACGGCGCTGATCGGATGCCGGCTGTCGGATGGACACCTGTTCACGATCGGCGTGTGGGAGCAGCCCGAGCGGCCGCAGCTCGGGCCGGACGGCAAGCCGATCGAGTGGCAGGTGCCGGTCGTCGAGGTGCTCGCCGCGGTGCACGAGGCGTTCGCGACGTACGACGTCGTCGGTATGTACGCCGACCCCGCCAAGTGGGAATCGCACGTCGCGGACTGGGAAGCGGCGTACGGGCCGCGACTCAAGGTGCAGGCGACACGGCAGCACCCGATCGAATGGTGGATGACCGGCGGCCGGTCGGTGCTCATCGTGCGGGCGCTGGAGAAGTTCCACACCGCGCTCACCGAGGGCGAGTTGACGCACGACGGCTCGTCGGCGCTCGTGCGGCACCTGTGCAACGCCCGCCGTCGGCCCGGCCGTTCGGGTCTGCAGATCGGCAAGGCGCACCCCGACAGCCCGAAGAAGATCGACGCCGCTGTCGCCTCGGTCCTCGCGTGGCAGTGCCGCCTCGACGCGATCGCGAAGGGCATCGCGGCCGAGGAAGAAGAGATGTACGGCGGAACGTTCTGACGAGCCCGAAAGGGGGCGACGACGTGCTCGACGAAACCCCGGACAGCCCCGATTGGTGGCTGTTGCGGCTCGGCCGGAAGCTGCGCAAGCGGCAGGGGCAGCTCGACGAATGGTGGCGCTACTACCGGGGCCGGCCGATGCTGCCCGAGCTGCCGAAGAACGCGGAGGCCGCTTTCGTCGACTTCCAGCGCAAGAGCCGCACGAACTTCTGCGGACTGATCGCCAACGCGTCTGTGCACCGCCTCAATGCGCTCGGCGTGACCGGCCCGGACGGCGAGCCCGACGCGAACGCCTCTCGCTGGTGGCAGGCGAACCGGCTCGACTCGCGGCAGAAACTCGTATGGCGCGTGGCCATGGCGCAGAGCGTCGGGTACATGTCCGTCGGCCCGCACCCCACCCGGACCGAGGAGAACGGCCGGCCCTCGCCGCTGATCACGGCCGAGCACCCGAGCGAGGCGATCGTCGAGACCGATCCGGCGACGGGCGAGCCGTATGTCGGGCTCAAGGCGCGGCACGACGACGTCGACGGCTACGGGTACGCGTGGGTGCTGTTCGACGACACCGTGTTCCCGTACCGGACGACCGAGCGCTGCTGCGGGCGGCGGCTGCCGTGGGGGCCGGACTCGTGGGAGTACATCGGCAAGAGCGACCAGGGCGAGCCGCACGACCTCGGCATGCTGCCGCTCGTCGAGTTCGCCCGCATGCCGGACTTGGGCGAGGATCCCGAGCCTGAGTTCTTCGGCGTCCTCGACATTCAGGACCGTGTGAACCTCGGCGTGTTGAACCGCATGGCAGCGTCGAGGTACTCCGGGTTCCGGCAGAAGTGGATCAAGGGGCACAAGTTCCGGAAGCGGATCGACGAGGCGACCGGGCTCACGGTCGTCGAGCAGCCGTTCGTGCCCTCGCCGTCCGCGGTGTGGGCGAGCGAAGGGGAGAACGCACAGTTCGGGCAGCTCGACGCGACCGACCTGTCAGGGTTCCTGAAAGAGCACGAGTCCGACGTGCGCGACATGCTGATCGTGTCGCAGACACCCGCGTACTACTACGCCGGCGACCTCGTGAACATCAGCGCCGACACGATCGGCGCGCTCGACATCCTGCACGTGGCGAAGATGCTCGAACACATCGCGTCGTTCGGCGAGCAGCTCGAAACCGTGATGGCACTCGCGGCCGCGCAGGCGGGCGTTCCTGCCGACTACACCGAGGCCGAGGTGCGGTGGGCGAACCCGGCGCACGTGAGTCTCGCGGTCAAGGCCGACGCCGCGACGAAGCTCAAGTCGATCGGCTACCCGCTCGACATCATCGCCGAGCAGATGGGAGAGACGCCCGCGACGGTCCGCCGGATCACGGCGGGTGCCGCCTCGCAGGCACTGCTCGCCGCCTCGCTGCTGCCCGCCAACCCGGCGCCGACGGCGGGCAATCTGCCCGAGGACGGTACCGGTGGGTGAGGCGCTGCAGGCGGCGCTCACCGACCGGTACAGCGCCCTGTCGACGTCCCTGCGCGATCGGGTCGTGTCGTTCGCCCTCGCCGCGTTCGACAGCCTCGGCAGCTACCGCGACGCCGACGCCGCCCTGTTCATCGAGCGGGCGCTGCCGGTCGTACTCGCTGCTCAGCAACAGATGGGCGCCATCACGGACGCGTACCTGTCGACGATGATCGCCGACATGACGGGCGGCACCGCAGCGCCGACCGGTGTCGTCCTCGACGAGGCGGTGCGGGGCGTCGAGCCGGCCGAGGTCTACCGACGCCCGTTCGTCACCGCCTATACGGCGCTCTCACGCGGGACCGACTACGTCGACGCGATCGGGCAGGCGCGTACGCGGCTGCTCAGCATCACCGAGACCGACATGCAGCTCGCCCGTACGCAGGCAGCGCGGCAGTCGATGACCCGCTCGGGCGCGCAGTTCTACCGGCGCCGCATGACCGGCACCGAGAACTGCGCGTTGTGCACGATCGCCTCAACGCAGCGGTACCGGGTCGCCGATCTCATGCCGATTCACCCCGGCTGCCACTGCGAGCCCGAGCCGCTGCCCGGCAACAAAGATCCGGGGCACGTCATCGACGAGCAGCTACTCAAAGACGCGCACGACGCGATCGCCCGGGATACCGGCCAGAGCGACGCCGGCGGCCGCGCCCCCGACTACCGGCAGTTGATCATCACTCGCGAACACGGCGAGTACGGCCCGCTGCTCGCGGTCCGCCGACAGAACTTCACCGGACCGGACGACATCCCGGCCGCGTGACGTACGGCGCCGACACGGCGCACCCTCGCTCACCCCACCCGACACGGGAGACACAGCCATGCGCGCACGCACCCTGCCCACCCTGCCCGGCATCGAGTCGGCATGGGCGCACCCCTACCCGACCCACCCGTTCTCGCCCGTGTTCTACGCGGACGGCGACGACAAGGGGGACGGGAAGGGCGACGACAAGGGCGGTAAGCCCGACGCCGACAAGGACGGCAAGGGCGGCAGCACCGACGACACCAAGCCCGACACGGGCAAGGGCGACTCGGACGTCGAGAAGTGGAAGGCGCAGAGCAGGAAGCACGAGGCGCGCGCCAAGGAGAACGCCGACGCCGCGCGCGAACTCGCTGAACTCAAGGCCGCGAACGCCACGGACAGCGAGAAGGCCATCACCGAGGCAGTGACGAAGGCGGTCGCCGAGGAACGCTCGCGCGGCGCTGCTGCCCTCGCACGGCAGGTGTTCCTCGCCGGCGCGTCCGGCCGCCTCGACAACCCGGCCGACGTCGTCGAGGACGTGAACCTGTCGAAGTACATCGACGCGAACGGCGACGTCGACGAGGACGGGCTCACGAAGTTGATCGACCGGCTCGCCCCGAAGAAGGGCGACGGCAAGGGCGACGGAGACGGCGACGGAACCGGCGACGGCGACCAGGACGGCGACCGCGACACGCACCGCCGACGGGGCGCCGGATACCAGGGCACGCGTCGGCGCTCGGGCGACGGCGGCAAGGGCGGCGGCATCGAGGCCGGCCGCGAGCTGTATAAGACGCTGCTCGGCGGCGGCGACAAGACCTGATCCAGGAGGGATCGCAGATGGACCTCACACAGCGCACGACCACGTACGCGGGTGACGATCAGTCGTGGCTCGGCTCCGAGCACGGCACGCAAGCGACCGAGTCGATCGCACTCGACACGTCGCTGTTCACCCCGGCCACCCACTACCCCAACGGGTTTTTCGTGAGCGGCATCCCGCTCGGGAAGATCACGGTCGGCGGGAAGTACGGCCCGTACAGCGACGCCGCGAACGACGGCCGACAGACCCTCGTCGGGTTCCTGTTCGCCGCCGTCGGCGCCCCGTCGGTCAACACGATCGACCCGGCCGGCGCCCTGTTCACGCACGGCAAGGTGCGCGAGTCGCGCCTGCCGCTCGGTGCCGTCGACGCCGCCGGTAAGGCCGACGTCGCCGGCTCGATCCGGTTCGTCTGAGAGGAATAGAACGATGAGCTGGACTCTCGATACTGAGTTCATCGAGCCGACCGAACTCACCGGCCTGATCCGGGCGGCGCTCGCCGATCTGCAGGTGAACAAGTTCACCCTGTCGCGGTGGCTGCCGAACGTGTCCGTCGACGACATCACGTACGAGTTCCTCAAGGGCGGCGGCGGGCTCGCCGAGGCGTCGAGCTACCGCTCGTGGGACGCCGAGTCGAAGATCGGCCGGCGCGAGGGACTCGGCAAGGTCATGGGCGAGCTGCCCCCGATCTCCGAAAAGATCATGCTAAACGAGTACGACCGGCTGCGCCTGCGGAAGCTGGCCCGCGACGAGGCGCTGCCGTTCATCGCTCGTGACGCCGTCCGCCTCGCGAAGAACATCGCCGCGCGGTTCGAGGTCGGGCGCGGGCAGACCCTCGTCAACGCCGCGATGCCGGTCGCCGAGCTGCAGCAGACGATCGACTTCGGCCGCTCGGCCGCGCACTCAGTCGTCGCCGCGACGCTGTGGTCGGACCACACCAACGCAACGCCGCTCAGCGACCTGCAGTCGTGGGTCGCCACGTACGAGGACACCAACGGCGAGAGCCCGGCCGTGATCCTCGCGCCGAAGATCGTCGTGCAGCACATGACCATGTGCGCGCAGGTCATTCGGCAGGTCTACCCGCTGGCCCCGGCCGGCTCGGCGCCGATGGCGACGAACGACCAACTGAACGCCGTTCTCTCCTCGATGGGGCTGCCCCCGGTCGAGATCTACGACGCGCGCGTGAAGGTCGAAGGCGTCTCGACCCGGATCACTCCGGGCAACGCGCTCGCGCTGCTGCCCGAGCCCGGCTCGACGTCCGCGGCGCAGCCGACCGACCTCGGCGCGACGCTGCTCGGCACGACCGCCGAGAGTCTCGAAGACGACTACTCGCTGCAGCCCGGCGATCAGCCCGGCGTCGTCGCTGCCACGTGGAAGACGAAGGACCCGGTTCGCCTGTGGACGCACGCGGCCGCGGTCGGCATCCCGGTTCTGCGCGAGCCGAACCTCACGTTCAAGGCGCAGGTGCTCGCATGAGCCGACGACTGATCGCGTACGTGCACGTTGACGGCGTCCCGTACGGGCCCGACGACGAGGTGCCGCCGAGGGTGGCGAAGCGGATCGGCGACCACGCGTGGACCGATGCCGATTCCGCGGCCGAAGTGCCCACGCCCACGGGCGCGGGCGACGGTTCGGGAGACGAGGCGCCGCCTCGTTCGGGCCGCGGCTCGGGCGTCGAGGCATGGCGGGCGTACGCCGAGCAGCACGACGTCGAGGTCGCCGCCGAGGCGAGCCGCGAGGAGATCATCGCGGCGTGCGAGGCGGCCGAACTCGTCGAGCCCGAGCAGCCGAAGGAGTAGGGCGGTGGCGGAC